GCCGGGCGTGTCGGTGGTGACCACGTCCGGGGCGGCGGCCTTGAGGGCGTCGCTCATGCGGTGCCATGCGTCGCCTCCGGCGATCGCGGCGGCCAGATACTCGACGGCGGTCGGGAGCTTGGCTTCACGCTTGACGGCGGTGGCGTAGATCGGGGTCGTGGCCACAGCGGCCTCGACGGTGGTGGGCTGGACTTCCATGTTCTCCTCCTCGGAGTCTTGGGTTGGGTTGGGTTCTTCTTCGGGGCTTGACGGCTCCTCCTCGGGGGAGGTGGCCGCGATCTCGGTGATTTTCGCGTCGGTGAACGCGGGCATGGCGACGAGACTGATCTCGGCGAGGTGAGCCTTGGTGACGACGGTGGCCTTGAGTTCCTTGTCGTAGTAGGACTCGATCGGCTCGGCGCCGACGCTTACGGCGTCGTACGCTCCGGCCTTGACGAGCTCGATGGCGTCGGCCGAGGCGGCGGTGCGGGCGAATGTGGCGGTGAAGCCGAGGCCCTCGTCCATGTCGGCGATCGCGTTGACGACGCCTCGGAGCTGTGCGGTGTCGTGGTTCTCGAGGAGCTTGGCGGGTTTCTGGTTGACGTCGAACGCGCCCCGGGCGAACGCCACACGGATCCCGTTACTCACCACCGCGGTAGTGGGAGCCCACGGCACGGCAATCCCGGTCACGGTCGCGGGCTTGTCCTCGCCTGCGGCCGCGTCGATCGTCGGGAGTTCTGCGGTGAATCTGATCATGATCGGGAGTCCTCACTGATGCGAACGTCGGCCGAGTCCTCGACCTCGACACCATTCTCGCTCATGTCGTTGACTTCTAGGTAGTCATGTAGATCGAACTCGATGTACCGGCCGGCGGGGAGGATGTCGTTGCTACTAAGGGTTTCTTGGATGCAGTCAAGGTACTGCTTCACCGAGAACAGGTAGAGATCCTGCCGGGCTTGTTGGGCGTTCTGGTAGGTGAACGATCCGGGGACGCCGATGCCGAGCAGGTACGGCGGGACGCCGATGGCGCGGGACAGCTCGAGGGCTTGGAACTGGCGGCCCTCCACCAACTGCAACTTGGATGGGTCGGAGTCGAACTCGTGCCATTCGACCTCGGAGTTGAGGGCGCCGACGGCGGAGACGCGTCGAGCGTTGGCCCATCCTTGGGCGAGTTCGCCGAGGTCCTCGGCGCTCATCGGTTCCGATGACGGTCGCTGTTGTAGGTACCCGGCCGCGATCTCGTTGACGGCGAATCGTTCGGCGGCGGACTGCAACCGGAGCGCGGTTTTCATCGCGGTCGCCCCGGTGTAGATCAGGCCCTGCGTGCCGGAGAGGAATTGGACGACCTCACGCGGGTCGAGTTCCATGCCGTTGAACGTGATCTCGGTGGACGGCCCGAACCACTGCGGGCCGGTCTGGTCGAGCGTGTTGACCATCGCGGCCGGGAGCCACGTGAACGAGAGCGGCCTGCCGGTCGCTTGACTCCTTGAGGTCACGTACCAGAACGCTCGGCCTCGCATGATGAGGTCCGTGGTCGTGTTGGAGATCAGGAAGTTCCGGGTCACCTTGGGGTCGGGCTGGACCATCCAGCGCTCGAGCTCGAGATAGATCTTCTCGTATTCCTCGCCGGTCCATTGGAGCGTGTAGTGCTTGAAGCCCAGCGACCCAGCGACGGCGGTCATCATCTGCACGCCGCGCTGGATCGTCGGGAGTTGCGTGACCAGTTCCTCAGTCGCCCCGACGGTGTACGTGAAGAACTGGCCAACCTGTGCGGCACTGCCGGACGCGGCCTTGATTGTCTCAGCGCCGAACGCGGGGGTGGCGTCCTTGCGTCCGAACAGTCCCATGGCCGGAGTCTCTCACGGTTCCGGAACGGTTCCCAGTCATGTACCGAATGCGAATGCGGCCTTGGGACGCTTGCGTTGCACGGACGCGGCGCCGGCCGCCCACACCATCGCGCGGGCGAGCTCGATCGGGCCCGGCGACTTCTGCGAGGACAATGGGGCGCCGTCGTTGGTCTTGACCATGACGGCCCGGTTGACGTGTTCGGCGAGCGCCTCGTTGCCGGGCACATGGTGGAGCCGGTCCTCGACGATCAGCGCTCGGACGATCGGGGTTTGAGCTTTGAGTTCCCGGTAGCCGACGATCTCGGTGCGTCGACGGAAGTCGGGAGGGACGTGCTCGACGAGGCCGGGTGGGACGCGAAGCTGGACGGCCGGGTCGGCCATGACGCGGGTGACTTCGCCCCACATGGCGGCCATGGACTCGACGACGAACTCGGTGTCGACGATGATCCGGTCCTCGACGCCGACGGCGCGGACGGCCACATATCGGGATTCGTCGAGGGATGTCTCGATGGCGAGGACGCCACCGGCAGGGATCGGAGTGTCGGTGAGCCGGTCGCCCCACACGTTCGGGATCCACGCCTTGACGGAGCCTTGCCAGAGGTTGAGGTGAGCGCGGACGAACTCGGCGAGCGGGATGGTGGCGAACGCCTCCTCGAGGCCCTCCCACGTGATCGTCGTCCCGAGGGCGGGCGACGCCCACGGCCACCACATTCGGTCGGCGGGTGAGACGCCGGGCGGCGGCGACCATTCGGCGAAGAACATCGGCGACGGCTCGCCCCGGTCGATGCACGCGATCGCCTGCTCGCGCATGGAGATCAGCACGGTGGAGGACGCGTCCCCCGCTGTGGACCAGCACGACATGAGCGGGGATCGGCGGGCAATCTGCGAGGGCTTCAATGCGCCGTAGATGACCTGCGGTTTGATGTCCCAGATCTCGTCCACGAGGAGCAGGTCCACCGAGTAGCCGTGCTTCCCGGCGGTCGCGGCCGCCAACCGGATCGTCGAGCCGTCCGGGAACGTGATGGACTCACGGCCGAACGACTTGTAGGACTTGGCGCCGAACTTCTCGGCCATCACCGGTTCCATCTCACGGAACAGGATGGACGCACGCTCGTATTCGTTGGCGACGATCATGACGGTCTGCGGTTCCCCGCGGATCCCAGCCATGACGGTCGCCCACCATGAGGCGAGCACCTTGAGGCACGACGACTTGCCGACCTGCCGGGCTGTTGAGATGCACGCCGACCGGTGGATCAGGGTGCCGGTCTCCCGATCGGCCGGCGCCGCGTAGGACAGTTGTCCGGCGAGCGCGACCTTCTGCCAGTCCATGAGCTCGAGCCCGTAGATCCGTTCGGCGAACAGGCTCACCGAATCCATGAAGTCGCCGGCCGCCGTGTACGCCGTGATCAGTCTCGGCTCAGTGCGACCCGATCCGGGAAGATCGCCCTCGATCCCACCCGGTTCCGGCTGGTTCGGGCTGGTTCCGAGAGATTCAAGATGGGGGCTCGGGGTGAGGGCTTGGTCGTTCGGGAAAACTGTGGGGGCGTTGGCGCGGTTTTGGAGGCGTCTGGCGGTTTTGCGGTTGACGTGGCGGGCGCCGCGTGAGGCGTTGCATGAGGCGCATGAGCCGACGAGGTTGTCGCGGTTGTAGGGGTCGCCTCCGTTGTCGAGTTCGATGAGGTGGTCGGCTTGTGTTGAGGGTGCTCGGTGGCACCAGTGGCAGGTGGGTTCTTCCTCGAGGACTTGCTTTCTGAGGGCTTTCCATTGGGCTGTGTTGTAGATCGGGTTGCCTGCCATCGGGTTCTCCTTCCGACTTCGTCGGCTGACGCGCGTCTCGTTCCTCGACGCTTGTCCTCATCCTACGTATGACCAGTTGGTGCGTTGTGCCCCCCACACTTCGGGCAACTAGCCCCGGTAGCCGGATTGAGTAGGGCGGACACCGTTGGCGGTTTGTGTCGTTCCGTGACGCCGCTCCCCCACGTCGGGCATGGAGGTCTACCCTCGTCTCCGAGTGTCGTCCTCTGACCGGTTGCGTGCCGGTCGGGCCTGATGCCCACCTCGTCCGTGGGCTGTCGTGATCGGTTGTGGAGTGCGGACGGTAGCAGACCGTCAGTCGGCTGTGCGGAGCATTGAGTTGTGAGGCCGGTATCGGTGTCCGCCCATGCTGATGACGATCCAGCCGACATCATGTTCATCTACAGCGATGAACATCACCGGTATCCATAAGTCTGTGTTGTTGGGGTTGACCTCGAGGGGCCGGATCGGTTGTTGCCAAGGGTGATTCATGATGGGGTCCTTCCGAGACGTCTCACGATCGCCTCCATGTCGTCGGGGTACCAGATGTAAACCTCGGCGCCGGCCGCCTTGAGCGCGGTGAGCCACGCTTTCTGGCCGATCGAGAGGCGTCCGCCTTCCTTCTTGAGCTCTGCGAACACGATGTCGCCGTGCACCGGACGGACGAGGACGAGGTCGGGGAAGCCGGGGTTGCCGGACAACGGTGTCGCCCACCGTCCGGGTCGAACCTGAGCCGGGCGGGTGTGCATGACCATCCAGCCGCGCATCTTCGCGTACTCGATCACAGCCGACTGGAACTCGGACTCGGTCATAGGACCCTCGGCAGGAAGCGAGTGTCTATCAGCGCTAAGTCGGGGATCTGCGGCGTGTCGATCTCCATAAGGCGGCCGGGAGCCTGCGGGCAAGGTTCGCCCTTGCGGAGCATCGGGAACGTGGGAACCTGCTCGTCGAGGATCCAGCCGCGAACGGTCACCTGATCGCACGCCAGCACGCCGTCGATGCTCATGTGGGCGAGCCATAGATAGCAACAGATGAGGAGGTGCTGGTTCCCGGGCTTGTAGCCGGGCGCCCATGCGACCCATGTGTCCCGGTTATAGCGGCTCTTCCCGCATGAGGTCTTGACCTCAGCCTTGTGGGTGTCCTCGAGGATGATGTCGTGCTGATACTTGGGGCCGTGTTCGGCGTTGATGAGGAGCTCGTTGCACAAGTAGTCGACGAGCGCGGCCTCGGCGATGAAGCCGGACAGGCGTTGCGGTTCCTTGGGGAACGGCGAGTCGCGGAGCATCTGGACGCCCCACGCCCGGTGCTCGTCGGTGATCGTGGCGAGCATTAGAACGGGTGCTCCGTCTTGAGTTTGTCGATCATCGCCGACGCTTCACGCTTGGACAGGGCTCGCGGGTCGCCGTCGTAGCGGAGCGACCGGAGAAGCTTGATCTGCGCGTCGGAGGGTCTGTCCGCCATGCGGGTCGAGTCTGCACCTTCTTGCGCCACCTTGCCCATCATCTGACCGGACATTCGTTCCACCTTGTTCATCTCCTCTCGTGACGGACGCTTCCCGGCCGCGTAGATCCAGTTCGCCATGGCACGCCCGATTGCGCTCGTCTCGGCGTTCTCGACGTGGCTGGTGGCGTTCACGCCTCGGTCTGACTTCTCCTCATAGGCGTGGCCGATCGCGACCGGATGAGGGTCGTCGCGGTGCCGGTACACGTCGGCGCGGAACAGGACGGCATGGTCGTCCATGCGGACGATCTCGGTGGCGATCCGGCCGTCGGGATGCGCGGCCCAGAACAGGGCGAGACGCTCCTCGACGGTGGCGTAGGTGGACAGGTCAAACCCCACGCCGCGCCTCCCCACGCTGTTGAATGCGGACGAGGTTGTGGAAGTGCTCGGCCTTGTAACACGGGAAGCACCAGATGCTCCACGACCCGGGCGACCAGTGGAAGATGTCGTCTCCGGCGAGCGGTGCGCCACAACGGCAACACGCCCCCGCGGTCGGCTTCTTGAGGGTATGACGGTCAATCATTGAACCCTCCAAGCTTGAGGGCGACGATCACCTCGAGCGTGGAGCCGGTGAGGTATGGCAGGCCGCCGGGTGTCTCCTCGAGCACGCGGACGAGTTCGTTGAGGGCTTTGCGCATCTGGCCGCGATGGTCGGCGAGGGTGTCGACTTGGAACCGTAGGTTGCGGATCGTGTCGGACTGGTCGGGGTCAGTCATTCGTGTCTCCTTGGGTTGTTGTTGGGCACTGTAGCGAGCCGGTGTCGCATTCTTGAGCATCCTGTTCCGTTCCCGGTGGGAGGTGCCTCCCCAGACGCCAGCCATGTCGGGGTGTTGGAGCGCGTAGGCAAGGCATTGGTCGGCGACCGGACATCTCCGGCAGATGGACACGGCCTTGCGGGTGTCGGCCGCGCCGAGCCTGCCGGGGCCGGGGAAGAAGATGTTCATGTCCATGTTGACGCATTCGGCTCGGAGCATCCATTCCGGCCGGTCGATGTTCATCGGCATGGACGTGACCACGGCTCCCATCCACATCCGTGATGGTGGTCGTGCCAGCGCCAGATCTCGAGCGCCATCGCAAGGTTCACTTCGGGTTCGTTGATCCGTTCCCACGATCCGAACAGGTGGGCGACTTCTTCCTTCCACACTTGGTTGATCTGCATCGGGCCGTGGTCGTGGCCGTTCCACCGGTCGTCGCCGGGGATGATGTTAAGACAGCGGGATTCTTGCCACATCTCCTTGAGCACGTTCACGAGCTCCTCTTGAGGCCATCCGACCTTGAGCGCGAGAGGCGCCCATTCTTGGCACGGCGTGTCGATCGGGAGCTCGAGGACGGCGAGGTCGGCTTGGAGGGCGTCGTGCGCCGTCGTGGTTGGGGACAAAGTTGTGGACGTTGTGGATGACGGGGTGGAGGGCACTGGGGTGATGACCACTGTGCGTGGTGTCGGCTCGGTGATGACGGCCGGCGCGGTTTGCGGGTCGTCGTCGAGGGTTCGTTGGACGATCTCGGTGCCTGCGATGAGCGTCATGATGGCCATGGCCACAATCACGACGATGTCGGACAGTCTGCTTCTCATTGGGTTCTCCTCAGGTCGGGGTCTGGGACGATGACGGTCTACCGGATCAGCGTGTGGAAGTCACGTACCGAACAGTCGGGCCCATGTTGCTGGGCCGACGATGCCGTCCGCTTGGAGCCCATTGTTGGTCTGCCATGACTTGACGGCCGCCTCGGTTTGTGGTCCGAACTTGCCGTCGGCAGTGAGGCCAAGCCGGGCTTGGATGAGCTTCACGGACGCCCCTGTTGAGGATCGCTTGAGAGGCCGTCCGGGATACATGGGCGCTGTCGGTGCGGACGTGGCGCTAGCGGGGCTCTGAGGGGATTCTACGAGCCTCTCACGGACTGATGACGCGTCTGCCCATGCTTCTCGGGTGGTTTCGACGTGGATCCAGTCGTGGCCTTGCCCGGGCGACTTCTCGACCCAGCCTCGACCGGCTTCCCAGTACCGGGTGCGCTGGTAGTGGTGGATCCTCTGGATGCCCAACTCGGCGGAGTGCTGGATGAGCCATGGGAGGATGTCGGCCTCAAGGACGGCGATGCCGGGGCCGCCGTGCCGTTCACC